CGAGCAGCAGCAAGTAATAGATCAGCTTTCTGAAGGCAATCCCCCGACTGTTTCTGCTGCTAGGGGTGGCGGTCTTTCTCAGTTGCGAGATCAGATGGTTGCCATGCAGGGCTTCCCTCGTCGCAATGGCGCGATTAGCGGCCCCGGCGGTCCTCGCGATGACTTGATCCCGGCGATGCTTTCTGACGGTGAGTTTGTAATGAACGAACGGGCTGTCCGTGGCGCGGGGGGCGGTAATCTGGCTCTTGGCACGAGGCGTATGTATGACCTCATGAATCGCTTTGAGGGAGCCGCGTCATGACGATCCAGATGACAGATTCCAGCCTTGCTCCTTTTGTAGAAGAGGAAGTAAGAACACTTCTTGAAGAGGCCCGCAAGGCTACTCAGCGTCCCATTCCAGTACCGGAGATTCCGATTGCTGGATTTTCGCCTTTGCAGTTGCAGGCGATGGAGCGGGCACAGCAGACGGTTGGCGGTCTTCAGCCTTACATCGAGCAAGCGGCTGGGTTAGTTCCGGCACAGCAGGAAGTCGTCCAGCAGGCGCTTTCCGGCCTTGGTGGGGCGCAGGCTGGCATTCAGGGTCTCCTTGAAAGCGGCCAGTTCCGCTTCGATCCCAGCCGTGATGTGCAGGCTTTCTACAATCCGTATGAGCAACAGGTTACTCAGCAGATTCAACAGGAGATCGGGCGTCAGCGTCAGGAGGCTCTTGGTGATGTATCTGCTCAGCTTGCCGGTCAGGGTGGCGCGGAGGCTTTTGGCGGTTCTGGTGCTGAGAGGGCACGGGAGCGCGTTGAGCGCCGGTATGCAGACGTTTTGAACCAGCAGTTGTCGAACCTCCGGTATCAGGGCTATCAAAATGCGCTTACTCAGGCTCAGCAGGAGTTTGGTCAGCAGTTCGAGCGTCAGCGGGGACTTCAATCCTTACTTGGCGACATTGCCATGAAGTACCCGCAGTTGGGCGAGGCAATTCGCGGTGTGGGTCAGGAAGCTGTTCGTCTTGGTGGATTGCAGCAAGATGCCGCTCTTCAGGATGTCAATCTTCTGTCTAGCCTTGGCGGTCAGCAGCAGGCTCAGTTGCAGTCTGAACTGGAGGCCCAGAGGGCGCAGGAAGTTGCGCGCCTTCAAGACCCGTTTGCTCGCATTGGATTTGTTCGCGACGTCCTTAGCGGTGTTCCTAGGGCTGGCGACTCGACTATTCAACGAACCACTGCCCCTGCCCCAGAGCCATTTGGTCTTGCCCAGTTGGCTGGCCTTGGGAGCCTTGGGTTGCAAGTTTACAATCCGTTTACGGGTCAACGAGGGGCGTTGGGTCAGGCTATTTTGGGCCCAACGGCTAAATAGAGTTAGAGTTGACCATGAAAGCTCATCGTAGAAACGGTATTCCGACTCTGATGCTGAACGGGGGTGGTGCGCCGTTCCTTTCGCGCTCCAGTCGCGGCACTGAGTTGGGTAGGGTTGCTGACGTTATCTATCAATCAACACTGAAGCCATTGGTGGACAGAGAAAGGCGTCTCCGCGCTTCTTTTGAAGAGCAGGAAATGAACAGACGCGCAAATGCCTTGGCAGACATACGGCGTGGCATTCCCGGCCTTTTGACCCCATCTGACCCATATCAGCTAAAAACAGCAAGAGGAATCGCTAGAAAAGTTGCTCCAATTCCAAGTATGCAAGATTACAGGAACGCAGCGCGATCACCTTCCTATGAAGAATCCATAACAGATGCGCTAATTGATGCCTCTCGCGCTGAAGCAAACTCTCAACTTCCTCCGAATTTCTTAGAGCCAATTAAGAAGGAGGCCGCTCGCCTAGAGGCTCTTAGAAGCCCCTTTTCCGATCAGGCAATGTCAGTTCAAGACGAACTTCTGAAGTCTGCGGTGAAATCATCTCAAGCGAACAGAGCTAACCTTGCAAAGGCCCAAGCCGAAGCAAAAACTCAAACACAACGCGCTGCTGACGCTCTTAGTGGTGGAGTTCTTAGGCCACAAACAACTTCTGCCCCAGCAGCAGCAGAAGCTGCTCCGCAAGAGCAAGAGGGCCTCGCTGAAACTGCCACGACTCCTGCTGGAACTGCCGCGACTCCTGCTGCGACTGTTGCCCCTGAAAGCCCAGAAGAAGAGGCCCTTCGTCAGGCGACGGGTGCGCCGACCAAAGCCGAAGAAGCTGCTGCGACTGCCGGTAAAAATGGCGCTCCCACTCCCACCACCAACCCAACTGTTGTTACATCAATTCAATCGACGATCAGCGACATTATGGGTAATGAAGATGCTCAGTTTGATGAAGGGAAGCGTCTTCAGGAGCTTAAAGAGACATTTGGCCTTGGCCCCACCCGCTGGGAGGAAGCAGCGCCGGGCGTGACATTTGCGCTCTCCCTGATGGGCGCTCAACGCGCTCCGGGAGAAAGTCCGTTCAACGCCCTTATCCGTGCAGCCGGTTCTGCTGGCGAAGCAGCAATAAAGTCCAAACTCGCCCTCGATCAAAGGGAAAGGGCAATCGACTCGTCCCTCGCGTCTAGGGTTTTTCGCGAAAAGGAAGTGGCAGAGCAGTACGCTAGAAATAGAGAGTGGGTCGCTATATGGAATGGTGGGTTTGACGAGAGGGGCGTACCACAGGCCGAATACCTGAGGATGAACGCAGACCAGATTCAGAAAGCCAATGAAGCTGGCCTTCAGATTGTTCCGCTTAACGTCGTTTCAAGTGCGACCACGGCATTTGTCTCTAGGTCGAACGCTGCGCTAGACGGAAGAATTAAATTAGATGAACGGCTGGAAGATGCTGCGAAAGGTACGTCAACGTCGCTTTCGATTGGGGGTAAAGACTATAAGGCGACATCAGTCCAGTCAGCAGATGGAAAGACTTTCGTCATTCCTGATGACGTTGCCGGTGTAGCAAACACTCTCAATTCCACGATAAGTGATACAGCGGAAACTATTAGCCTTATCAACCAGATGAGGAGTCTCGCACCAAGTGTTGCTGGTCTCGGAAATGTTACAGCGGCAGGAGTTGGAAGGTTTGCTTCGCTCTTTGGGGTGAGCAAAGAAGATGAACTTTCGTCTGAACAGTTGGCGCAGAAGATCTACGCGAAAGCCAATTCAGCATGGAATGTTGGAAGTCTTAGGGGCTTAATGAGTGAAACTGATGCTTCTAAAGTTTCATCTGAAATGAGCAGGGAAGAGATTGGTGAAATTTTCGGTCAAGACGCCGCTGACGCCTACGACGACAAAGAAAAACTCAACTCTATTATTTCAAAAAAACTCCCCCAACTCACAGGCATTTCTCAAATGCCAGAGAGAGCAGAGAACGAAGATAAAACTACTTATGAGAAAAGAGTAAGGTTCAAGGCTATTCAGAATGCCCTTGCTGCCCAGCTTGCTCCGATCCTTCTTGGTGAGTCTGGACGGACAATTTCTGACGCTGACCGTGTTCGTGTCATTGCCCTTCTTGGTGGTTTTGCTGACTTCAGTAAGGCTGGCGTTTTGACTACAGAAGAAGAAATGAATGAATCGATCAATGAGCTTGAAAGAATTATCAGAAAATATCAGTCTGCGTCCAAACAGGATGCTGAGACACTTTTAACAAGATTGGATGAGGCGTCCACATCCCCTAGCTTCAGTAGAACGCGGGGGTATATTTATACTCCTGATAGTGCCACTTCTATGGCAGTAGGAAGGCTTGCTCAAAATTATAGGGGCGCATTTTTGAAGGAAACCCCCGGTCAGGCTGGTCAGCCTTCAGGCGGGACGCCGGTCAGCGCCAATGAGTTGTTGGAAGGCAAACGCTGATGCCGAAGCTAAGCGTCATAAACGACAAGTATGGGACTGGTGCCGTATATGAATTTGAAATAAGCGGAGATGCCCCTAACGATGTCGAAAAGAAGTTTATCGACAGCTACCTGAAAGACGTTGGTGTTGTCGAGAAGCAGCTTGATATGGAGCGCGTCATTGATACTTCTGGCGTCAAAGATGCTGGGTTCCGCTATGGGTTCGCCAATGTTGATGACGACGAGGAGCGAGCCGGGTATCTTGACAAAACTGTTGGACCGGGCAACTGGCTGCAAAGACTAGACGGAACATTTGCCCTTACCCCGGAGGGCAGGGCCAAGATAGGACAGCCGGGGGATGTTCCCCTTTCAATCGAAGACAAGGGTTTCAGCCGTTATGACTTTGCTGACTTTGCTGGAGAGGGCGGTCTTGCGCTTGGTGCTGCCGCAGTCGCTGGCGTTCTAACTGGTGGTCTAGGTCTTCTTCCTGCTGTTGGTGTCACAGCCTTGGCTGGGGCTGGCGGGAAACTTGTAGACGAGGCAATCGAGTCGGCAAGAGGTTTGCAGCGTCAGTCGGTTAGGAAAGTGGCGCAAGATGCGCTGACTGAAGCTGCTTTTGCTGGAACTGGCGAATTTGGTGGTCGCCTTATTACCTCTGCTGTTGGCCGCTTAATCAAGGGTGGAACGACAAACGCACAAAGAGCAGAACATCGCGAGCTTCTCAAGTGGGCTAAAGAAAACGACGTACAGTACGTTCCTGACCTTGCTTCAGTATCTGGCAAGCCGCTGCTGGCCCGTGTGCAGGCTCTCACTGAACAGGTTCTGGGAAACAAGCGTGGCCCGGTGATCCGGGAAAGCCTAGACAGCCTTGTGCAGACCATTAGCAGAACTGACGGCATCCCCGTTGAAGAGGCCCAGACGCTTGTTTTCAATATCCTGAACAACAAGGCAGAGCTTGCGAAGGGTGCCGCAAAGACAGTTGCCAATGACATCGCTGGCGTCTACGGACAGTCTGTAGCTCAGCTTGGGGATAGGGCCGCTGCGGCTATTGCTGCTGGAAACCGCGAAGAGCTTGAGTCTGTCATTAAGGGGCTTCATGCCCTTGACGCTCAATCTGAGCTAGACCTGAATGCTGGTTATGGAATCATTAACACCGTCTTCAATAAAGACCTCGATTTTCTAAACAGCCCAGCATATCGGAGCCTTCTTGAGGGTAAAAAGATTCCGCTTGATGATGGCGAATTTGTTTCCCCGATTCGATTTGCACGGTCAGTTGATCCTTCTACTGGTGATGAGATCGTTGAACCTTTGGTGGTTAACGTGTCTGACACCATTAGAATGATTGATGAAATCCCAGAAGATAGAGTTTTTCCTGATGGAACAAGTGTTCGGGATGAGTTCCGCAGGGCTTTTGGCTTTTATGATAAAGCCAAGAAAAATGGAAATTTTATTAGCCTGAACGATTACAACCGCGCCAGAAGCACCTTAAACAGAATGGTCAACACGGAGAGGGGCTTTGCCGCTCGGCGTCGAGAAGCCGCCCCGGTTGAAACTGCTCCGATGATTTATCGGGCTTTGACGGATGACTTTACAAAGTCTTTGGATAACTTTGACCTAACCATTCAGTCTCTCTTGGACAATGTCTCAACTCTTACTGCAAGTGAAGAGCTTGTTAATGCCGCTGCTGCCGCTCTTGGCCGGGAGATTCCAATAACGGGAAGGCTTGGTCAGGCCGATCTAAAGCGCAGGACTGTTTCGGCTCTAAAAAACAAGTTGTCTGACATTCGCTCATCTCTTGGTGCGATGAAGGAGATGAACGGCGTTTATGCGACTCAGAGGGAAATCTTTGAGGACGCTAACATTAGAGGGGTCGCAGCCCGCCTTAAAAATATCGGAAGCCTTCAGGGTGATGTTATCGCCTCAGACGTAGCCTATCTTGCGGAAGAAGTCCTGCGCGATCCCAGAAAATTTGACAGCCTAGCCAAGTTATTTGAGAACCCCCTTAGAACCAAAGAGCAGACATCTCGCGTTCTCTCGTCTTTACGGGAAAATCTTATTGTTCGGGGCCGTGCTGAAGAGGTTGCGGCTGGTATCGCAGACCTTGAAAAACTTATTCCAGAAGAGACCGTAAAATTTGGCGGAAAGATGACGCAGCAAAGAGCGCGTGATCTTCTGGGCAATGTTGTTATGAATCGTTTGTACCGCCGAGCAGTCGATACGACTGCTGATGGAGATGAGATCGTAAACATTCTGCGATTTAGTAAGCTCGCAGAAGAAAACCGTGATGCAGTTCGTCAAGTCTGGGGAGATAGGGCTTCGGCAGAGTTTCTTGACATGGCTGACCAAATCAAAGGTGCCTACAAGGAATTTTCAAAAGAACTTCCTGAGCGGTTCAATTCGGCGTTTAATGACATTGTAAATCGCGGCCTCACTGGCAAAGAACTTCAGGGAAAACTTAGGACTCTCAAGGATGAGCTTGCACAGACTACAAAAGGTGCATTCCAGAAGGCCCTGAGAAGCCCCGAGACCCTTAACCTTGAGAATGCCGCCAGCATGATGGTTGCAGGAAAGATTCCACTTCAGACTGTAAGGGAAACCCTAGATGCGCTTAAACGAGACCTTGGCGAAGAGCAGTTTGCTGTAGTCGAGCAGTCTCTCAAAGACACTGCTGTCAAAAGGTTCTTCAGTAATATCGCTGGAAATGGAGATAATGTTAGCGATATCTCCACAATTAATCCCGTTGACGCTGTTCTGAATTATCGCCAACTCAAGAATATGCTTGGCACTGGGGCGAAACAGCCAACAATTAGCCGAGACACTCTTGAGTACATCTTTACTCGTGGTGAAGTTACCGGCTCTGAAGCAGTCAAGAGCTTGGAGAATCTTGCTAAGTTTGCCGAGAATCAGGCTGGTAGAGCAACGTCCGGTAAGGGCACTATTGCTGGCGCAAACTTAGGTTTGGCTCTCGGGGCGGGCATTCTGATTGACCCGATAACTACGCTTTCATCCATTGCGGGCCTTAGCGTTCTGTCAAGGTTCTTTTCTAACCCCGCCTTCGTTCGCGTTATGTCGCGTCCAAAGAAGGAGAGCCTTCGTCTTCTGAAGCAGGAAGAGAAGGGCGGAATCCCAGAGAAAGCGTTTTTGCAGCTTTGGGCAAACATGACCAGATCAATCTTGTCTGGTACGGACGATGGCTCTATTCCGCTATCTCGCGATGAAGTCCGTGCCCAGCAGGACCGGCTCGATAAGATTTTGAAGATTGAACAGCAGGGTCCGCCAGCCCAAAGACCCACTGTTCGCCGTGTTCCAGAGGCTCAGCCGCGTATTATTTCTCCGCAGCCGACCCCGACGCCGCAGCCTGCTGTGCAACCAGCAGCAACCCCCCAACCGGCTCCACAGGCTGGCATTAGAACCATTTCCGCTCCAGCGCCTGCTGGAATTAGCACAGCATTGCGTCAGCAGACTGAGCAAGGCTTAATGCAACCGTATAGTGGTGTTGGTTCAGTGAGGGTGTGATGAGTAGTGAAGAGCTTCGCGTTCTAATCGCAGAGATTCAGGGTGATGTACGGTTGGTCAATGAGAAGATCGACCATGTTCGCGAGAGCTTTGAGGACAGGCTTCACACAATCAAGACCAACGACATTCACCATGTTCAGATGAAGGTAGACAATATCTACCGTGGAGTCTGGTTTCTGGTGGCGCTCATTCTCAGCAATTTTGCTTTGGCTATCACCAACATCTTCTTTCTATGACCATGCTTAGCCAGCACTTCTCATTGCGGGAGATGACCCGCAGCCAAGTCGCTTCTCGCCTTGGGATCGACAACACCCCGGACGAGTCAGCCATCAAGAACATGATGGCCCTGTGTGAAAATGTCCTTGAGCCGATTAGGAAACACTTTGACACCCCATTTAGTCCATCATCTGGTTACAGGTGCCCGCAACTGAACCAAGCAATTGGCGGATCAATTACGAGCCAGCATTGCCTTGGTCAGGCTGCTGACATTGAGATTCCGGGGTGGGACAACAGAAGTGTTGCACTCTGGATCAAGGGCCATGTTCCCTATGACCAGTTGATCCTTGAGTGCTACAAGCCTGAAGACCCACATTCCGGCTGGGTCCATGTCAGCTACACAGATGTCAACCGCAAAGAATTTCTTGTCTTTGACGGCTCCAAGTACACCTTAGGAAAGTGAGCCAATCCCGTTACGGGCGGCCTCTTCCTTGATGTCGCTTGACAGAAACTCTTGATCGATCAGTTCTTTGACTTGACCTGAGAGTTTCCTGTTGCGAACCTTGGCGATAAAAGAAAGACGCCGATAGGTGCTTTCAGGGATGCTCAGTGTTTTCCAACCAGTGCGATCAGTAGGCATATGTCTCTCCGAAAAAATAAGTACAACGCCAAGAAGACGAATGTTGATGGGATTACGTTTGACAGCAGGCGGGAAGCGAGCCGTTACGGCGAACTCAAGACCCTCCTGAAGTCCGGGTTGATATCAGACCTTGAGCTACAGGTTCCCTTCCCGTGCATGATTAACAGCAAAAAAATCTGTTCGTACAAAGCTGACTTTGTGTACACCCAAGACGGCAAGCGCATCATCGAGGATGTGAAGGGCTTTATGACGAGGGACTTCAAGTTGAAGAAGAAGCTCGTTGAGGCTCTGCATAATATCGAGATTACGTTGGTCAAGTAGTGCGCTACTAATCGTACACCAAGCGTAATATCTGTCAACACAAGCGTGTTCCACACCTATTGAGAAAAAACCCCCGGAACCACCAAAGGCTCCGGGGGCGAGTGCGTCCTGAGGGACGTTGGGAGGACCAGAATTATGCAGAAATCTGCCATATTTGACAAGTGCGGCGGTTAGCGACTATTAATGCATCATTCGGTGGTCGGAATAACGGCAGCGCCGGATGAACTTGGAGGGGGTACTGTGGGATTCTGCTACACCCCAGCCGCAGCCCGAAAGACCGAGGCGGCAGCAGAGCAGGGCGTGGCTCCCTGAACAAGCAGCGGTTGATCTGACAGCGTCACGGTATGTCAGGGCCTTGTGCGACGGATGGCTCCAGTGGTGCAGGGAGGGGACGCCCCACTCTTTAGTGGGGATAGTCTCCCTATGCCTAGTACTCAGGATTCACCAGTGGTGCAGTTAGGAAAGGAAAGAAAGATGGAAGTTACGAACAAGCACAATTTGCCTTACCCGTTTGTGAAGGCGCTGACGGGAGACAGGAGGCAGCCTGTAGAAAAGCGCGTTGGCGTTACGACGTTGATTAAGCCGCCACGGATGGCAGCCCTTGAGAGGCAGAACTGGGACAAGACCTCAGTTGATGCATCAGAGATGATGTATGCCCTTCTGGGGAATGCTTTTCACAAGATCATTGAAGACAACTCCGAAGGCGACCCTGATCTTGAAGCGGCTGAGCTTAAACTAGAAGGTCAATACTTTGGGTGGACTGTCTCAGGGATTATTGACCGCATCTCGAAGTCAGGTGTGATTACCGACTGGAAGACCACATCTGTGTGGAGTGCGGTTTACGGGAACGACGGTTGGGAGCCGCAGCTAAACGTCTATGCCCAGCTTGCGAGAGACAATGGATACGACATCAGAGGTCTGTCGATCTTTTCGTATTTCAGGGATTGGAATGAGCGTCGTTCTTTTGATGGCGGCTCTTACCCGGAGCATATGTGGGGCAGTTACGACATCCCGCTTTGGTCTGAAGAAAAGGCCAAGCTCTACATCCAAGAGCAAGTCACGGCGCTGGAGGCAGCCCTTGATGGAGAGAATGTTCTTTGTAGCGAAGAAGACAGGTGGGCGACGGCGGATACTTACGCCGTGATGAAGCCCGGCGCGAAGAGGGCGACAAGAGTCTTCGATACGGAGGAACAGGCAAAAGAATATCTTTACAACAATGTCGGAAAGGGTAAAGTTGAGTTGCGGATCGGTGAAAAATTTAAGCGATGTCAGCGATACTGCGGCGCGAGCGCATTCTGCCAGCAGTATCAGGAAGGAGTAGGAAATGAATCTGCATGATCTGAGTGCGCCGTTTAACCCCGACGAAATCGAATGGCGAGTTGGGGCCACCAACAAAGACAAAACAAAAGGTATTGCTCTTGCTTACATCACTGCCAGAGCGGTGATGGATCGGCTTGACCAAATCTGCGGCCCGGAGAACTGGCAATGCAGATACAGCCATGCTGGAGACAAGACCGTCTGTGAGATCGCCGTTCGTTGCAATGACGAATGGGTGGTGAAATCAAACGGCGCTGGCGACACTGATGTTGAGGGTCCGAAGGGCGCGTTGTCTGATGCGTTTAAGCGGGCTGCCGTGTTGTGGGGTATTGGTCGTTATCTGTACTCCCTTGATAGTCCTTGGGTGGCTCTGGAGGCCCGTGGGCGTTCATATGTTATCGCCAAGTCTGAACTTCCGAGACTGAAATCCATGCTTGGCTCTGTTAAGCAGGAGACCCCTGTTGTCCGTCTGACAATTGAGCAAGCAAACGAGAGGGCATCCCAAATTGAGGGTCTGCTTCGTGATTGCAAGTCATTGGATCAGTTGAAAAAAATCTGGTCTGAATCCGCGCAGGCGTTGAAGCTGGTGTCTGAGGGGGACGGTTCTCTCTACTCTGCCCTTGTAGAAGTTAAAGATGCAATGAAGGAAAAGCTGAATGGCTAGTTTGAATAAAGTCACGTTGATTGGAAACGTGGGTAAAGACCCTGAGATTCGCGTTTCGCAGAACGGGAACCAGATCGCCAGTTTTTCTGTGGCGACATCTGAGTCTTGGAAGGATAAATCATCCGGTGAGCGGAAAGAGAAGACTGAGTGGCACCGTGTTGTTTGCTTCAGCCCCGGTCTTTGCAAGTTCATTGACGGCTACGTCAGGAAGGGGTCTCAGGTCTATGTCGAGGGTCAGCTTCAAACACGCAAGTGGACTGATAAATCTGGTCAAGACAAGTACACAACCGAAGTTGTCATTCAGGGGTATGGCGGTGAGCTTAAACTCATTGGCGGAAAGTCATCTGGAGGCTCTAAGGGTTCTGAAGCGCCTCCTGCCAAAGAGTCTTCTTTCGACGATCTTGATGACGAAATCCCGTTTTAGATCGAAGAAGTATCTTCAGTATGTGGCTAGTCTGGGCTGTGTGCTTTGCGGCGCTGATGCTCAGGCTGCCCATGTCAGGATTGGGCACTATGCGATGGGGCTGAAGCCCGACGATGATCGTGTAGTGCCCTTGTGTCCCTACCATCACACTGATGGACCGGACGCACAGCATAAGAGCAACGAGAGAGAGTGGTGGGATAGACATGGCATTGACCCAATCAAACTCGCCTACCTTATCCGAGAGAGCAATTTCGACTATGAGCAGGGATGGTTCGTCGTCAGAGAGGCTAAGCGACTTGCCGGAACAGTGGAGGCTGGCATCGGAGAAGTGGGTGGAACTAGACGGCGCGGCTCGTCTTCTTGAAGACAGCAGCAAGACTATATTCAGTCAGATTATGACGGAGTGGGGGAGCATTCCTGTCAACAAGGCTGAACACAAGTCTCGTCAGGATCAGAGATACGTTGACATCAGAAAGGAAGCCAACCAGATGAGAACGCAAGCTAACCTTGCGAAGGTGCGGGCGGACTACATGAAGATGAAGTTCGAGATGTACCGCACAGCGGAGTCTTCGCGTCGAGCAGAGATGTCTTTGCGATGAGCATAGAGTCAAAGATTATGAAGGACATCAGGTCGTGGAGCCTTGGTGTTTTGGAGGAGCCATCAGAGTTCCTGAATGGCTTTCCTCCGTGCCCTTACGCGAAAGCTGCGTGGAAGCAGAAGAAAGTGTCCATCGAGGTCTTTCACATTCCTGCTGACGTTGACGGCGGCTTGATCGAATGCCCAGAGATATTCGACAACGGCATCAAGAGCATTATTGAGGATGACAAGGATGTCCACATTATAGCAATTCCAAACTGGCAGGCGCTTGTTTCATCGGAAGACATGGACCGGGCGTGTATGGAGGCCAATAAGGTTTTGGCCCCGTCTGACATTTACTTGATGTCGTTCCATCCTGATGACCAGCCGGAATCTGACCATTTCGAGTTCCTGTATAAGACATACGAAGAGGTTCCCGATCTCGACCATTACGGAATGATATTTATTCAGAGGCTGTCTTTGCTAATGGCCGCAAGCGAGGACTTGCTGAAGAGGGGTTATTACGACAACTGGAAAGTTAAGGACTATAATTCCCTGATAGAACCGAGGTATCTGTCATGGCATATCAGTGAAAGGGCGGCAGCCAATGAAAAAGAGGCCCCCCGTGATTGAGGAAATCCTAAAAGAAATTGAGGACGAAACTGGCGAGGAGTTCGGCGCTGACGAAATTCTCCGCTCCTGCGAGTCATGTGGGTGCCCCGGATTTCTAGTTACAGGAGAGGGAAGGCTACAGTGCGTCAACTGTAACGAGTATGACCAGCATGTAATGGTGCATTTTCTGGATAGTAGGGTAAGCAACTAATTGACCTACTAGCACTCGTGTGTAAGTATGTGTTGCTATGACTACTAGAAACCCATACGCGCGAGCGCTTGCTGACAGGCTTTTCCGTCAACGGAAGGTTATGCCAAAAAAAGGCCGTGCGTCTTATTCCCGCAAAGGGAAGCGAGGTTGGTATGGTCGAGGTCAACGAGAAGTTCCTGAAGGTTCTTGAGCCACTAGAACAGCAAGTTGAGATGTTGCAGGCCAGCATCTCGGCTATAAAGTCGCAGTTGATGCTGAGCGATAGACGCTACATTGCTCAGATGACTGACGATTACCTTGAAAACCACTTCAGTCCCGGACTGACCGAATGACAGAAGACCTTGCCCTGAACGAGCGTCAGAAGACTTTTGTGAGGGAATTGGTTTACGGCAACTGCTCTCAGACTGAAGCGGCACGACGCGCTGGATTTGCACAGCCCGCTCAGGCTGCTACCCGCCTTCTTAAAGACCCCAAGATTGGGGCTTATCGCGCAGAGCTTCAGGATGACATTGCCGCTGAGTACGGTATCTCAGCAGAGCGGAGTATGCGCGATCTCCTCAACATCAGGAATGGCGCTATAGAGAACGGTCAGTACGGCGCAGCCGTAGCCGCTGAGAAGCTCCGCGCACAGATGGGAGGACTTCTCAACGAGAAGCGCGATGACCCCATGAAACTGATGTCCAAAGAGCAGATAGAAAAGAGACTCGAAGAGCTTCAGAAGCTATCAGAAGCAAAGACGGTCGCCCTCGAAAAAACGCAGGACGGAATCTTTACTGCCAAGTCCTGAGTGTTGCACTGATGCAACACAATCAGAAGAAATAGATCAACGACGCGAATAGTCGTTGACCCTGTCCGTAGCCCAATTATGTTGGTCTTGTGTCAAAAGACACGAATGTCAACTTGGAGATTTACTATGGACGAAAACAGCATTGGAAGTCATTACGACCGTCCCGCTGAGCAAATCGATGAGCTTGAGATCGACTCCGATTTC